TTATCATTGATTTTTTGCACTCCACAAACTAACAGTTCAATTTTGTTGTTCGTTTTTATTAATTCCTTTGAAAGATACTCTCCAAGACGACCTAACTTAATGTTAATAGATTGTTCACTAGGTTTTTCCCCATATAATAAATGTGATATTGAACCTGGTTTAGTATATGTCAGTTCTCCTTCCAAAATTTTCTCAATCCATACATTACCTTTTACTTTTATTTCATTAATACACTCATCATTCCCTAAAACAAACTCTGGTTTTAATTCCATTTCTATATTGTGCTATTATAAGTATTTTTATTTTCTGTAAACAGAATTTCAATTTTTTTATATTTTTGACAAGGTTAATAAATTAAATACCGGTTTCTCTCTTTTTTTTCTTTAAGTTAAAAATAAACTAAAAATATATTAAAAGAGAACTTAAAGACCGAGGGTTGTCCCTCCTTTTTTCTTTAAGTTAAAAATAGGATAATATATATAAAAGTGAGAAAGTGAATACAAAAGTCCCAGGGGTTTTGGAAAATGGACATTTATAAATGTCCAAAATTGGAAACCTGAGAAAAGTCTTGAAAAAGGTCACTTTTTTTGGACTTTGTGACCATAATGCTCTCATTTTCGTTTTTTGGTTGGAAAATGTTGTGATGCTAATTTTTTCATATTTTTTGCGGAAAACTACTTAAGCAACTTTTCTGTTAACTATATATTAACAAATGGAAACAAAAAGTTGCCAAAAAGTTGCTCCACAATTTTGTTGTAAAACTTGTGACTATGTTACGAGTAAGAAAAGTAGTTACGAAAAACACTTGGACACACTGAAACACTACAAGTTAACAGAATTAACAAAAAAAGTCGCTGAAAGTTGCTCAACCAATAATGAAGCCAAATTTGTTTGTGAATTCTGCGATAAAAAATTTAGGTCTCGTGTAGGTCTATGGAAACATAAAAAAGGTTGCAAAGAAATAAAAAAAGAACCAGAAAAAGAAAAAGAACCAGAAAAAGAACCTACAGATAAGGAACTCATTATGATGCTAATTAAAGAAAATTCTGATTTCAAAAATATGGTCATCAAGGTTTTAGAAAATGGCACCCATAATACGACAAATAATAATACAAATAATACCAATACTAACTGCAACAACAGTTTTAATCTTAACTTTTATCTCAATGAAACATGTAAAAATGCTATGAATATTACCGATTTTGTTAGTCAACTAAAGATTGGCAACAAAGACCTCGAAGAAACTGGCAGACTAGGTTTCTCCGAAGGCATTTCTAAAATATTCCTCAATGGACTTAAAGAAATTGATGTTACTGATAGACCAATTCATTGCTCCGACGTTAAAAGAGAAACTTTATATATTAAAGATGACGATGAATGGGTTAAAGATAATGAAAACAAAACTATTTTAACAAATGCTATAAAAAATGTAGCTCATAAAAATATTAAACAAATCAAAGAATGGCAAAAGTTGAACCCTGAATTCAATGACCCCGATTCCAAACAAAACGACAAATACCTTAAAATTGTTTGCGAATCTATGTCCGGTTCATCTCAAGAAGAAACTAACAAAAATTATAACAAAATTATTAAAAATATCGTCAAAGAAACTATTATCGATAAAGAACCCGTTTAAAATATTTTATGTTAGAACATAGCATATTTTTATCTTTCTGCTGCTTATATAATATATTTTAAAAGTAACTTAAAGACCTTTAAGTAGCTTATAATATAATATATATTACCCGGTAGTGCCATTCAAAAACACTTGTCTAAATACTTGCCCTTGTAAATCTGGACTTACCTTTCTTATTTGCGCTAACAATTGGTCCCTTAATGTCGTCTTTGAACCATCTGCTTTTAATATTGCCGCCCCTGTATACCAATCTGGTGGGGTTAATACTGTGTTCGATGTATTACACGCGTTCGCAACATTGTCAACATTAATACCACCTCTAAGAACACCTGTTCCTGTTTGAACTGCATAGGGGAATGGCTTTTGGAACCCCACTGGATTTTGACACTTTCTTTGAATTCTTAATGTGTAATCGCTTGCGTCTTTTGGCTGATGTAGTGTTTTTGTGTAAGCCGCATTTGACATTTGGAGATTCATCGTGTAACCACGCGCTGGGGTTGTTTGACACCCTGTAGAACCTCCTGTCTTCAAATAATTTACATAAATTGCAGGATCATTAACGTCATACCAACAATAGTTTGCTGCCGCTTTATTTTGAACATATAGACCTTGACTTGCTGTATCCGTTTGATTTCCTGTATAAACCGGCTGAACCCAATTATTCGGATATTGACCTGAATTTATCCATCTAAAACGACGTGCTAACATTCCTTTTGTGCTTAGGACCGGTGGCTTGACTATCGAATTCTGTATTGCTACTCCTGTTGTAACTGGCGTTATATTTAACGAATAATTATCTGGACCATCTGGATAACGACCTCTAGTTCCTCCCCACCCCTTTGGATACTGACCACGAAAAGGGGTTGCGCTTTTACTAAATCGCATACTAGTCCCTACACCTCCAACATTTCTATTTGGCCCTGTTATCGAAAAACCCGCATTTGATGCGTTATAATAATTTCCTCCTACCATTCCATCTGGCCCTACTAAACTGGCCTTGAAAATTGTAGACGGCAAATTACCTTTTCTTCCATATGGTCCTTGATATATCCAGTAATTATTTGTTGCTTTACCTGAAATTTTTGTAGCACTTGACGCACTGTTTATTGATTTTTTTTTGAATGTTGCTAATGACATATATCATAAATATAGATAATTAATTTGGTCCTTTCTTTATTATATTAACAATAATACTCTTTTATCTATTTTTTCTTCCAAACATCTTTTTATAAACCAATATATCTTTGTATTATTCAAATGTCCTATTATATTTTCTATCTCTTCACTACTTTTTATTTCATTACCAACTAACAAATATTCTTTTAAAAAACAAAACACTACTAATGTTCCTAAACTATAATATGCACATTTGTAATTTACTGTGCCCGGTAATGTTGTTAGTTTAAGTATCTCTGGATTGGAAAAATATGGCTTATTTATTGGAGCATAGAATTTTAGCTCGTTTTCTATAATAGGCATCACATTTTTACAACTGCAAAATATAAAAGTATCGTCTATCACCATTATATCACTTATGTCTATTCCATAAAATCCATATCCTAGCTTATTTAAATGAACCATCTGTTTTGTTAGTTCATCTATCATTTTTATACAAATATTGTATGATAAACTTTTTTTACTACTATTCAATATATATTCCTTTAACGGTTTCACTTCTTCAGCAGAAAAAAATATAGATACTGTTTCATAATCATATTGCACTGATTTTACCATTTTTTTTATCGTTTTATACATTGGATTTACAGTGTCTCCATCTCCATCTCCATATATCTTTAAACTATGCGTAAATTCATTTATTTGACTTATTTCGTAATTTTTATTCATATTTTGAAATTTACAACATTCATATATTTATATTTTTTTAATTAAACGAAAATTATTTTTACAATGGAAATACCATTTCCACTTTATAATCTTTTAACTTATTTATATCTATTTTATCTTTAATCACGAATGAGAAATTATAGTGCTTGTCTCTTTCTTCCAATGGACTAGATAAGTAGTTTACTATTTCCATAAATGACACATAATTTTCTAAAATCTGAAACCCTCCTTTTAACATTATACCATTTTTTTCATATATTTCTACTTTTGAACCTAATCCTAATTCTAAATCTACATACCTTTCTTTTACATTTTTAGTTACATTTATATTTATATTCTCTTTTTTTTCGAAAAATCTTGAGATTATTAATTCATACATTTTTTTCAACGCCATTTCAGGTATCCTATCTTATTAAGTTATTTAATTTACTGTTGCAACCTTTGACATTGTTAAATCAATTTTAATTATTATATTTCACTAATATATGACTAGACAACATAAAAGACACACTAATAAAAGACGCACTAATAAAAGACACACTTATAAAAGACACACTTATAAAAGACACACTTATAAAAGACGCACTAATAGATTTCGTCGTCTTATACCCAATTCAACTGTTTCCATATTTAATGAACCTGAAAAAATTCTCGTAGATACTGAACATAATAAGTCTGGCAATATTATACCTGGTTTGAGAAAATATTTAGGCAACATATAAAAAAAAGAGGTTTTACCCCCTATTTTTATATTTATTTTTTGATTTTTTTACCTTTTTACTTTTTACTTTTGTTAGTTACTTACCAATCAGAATCATATCCATTAACCATTTTATTTTTACTGTTTATAGGACTGTTATATAGCTCTTCTTCCTCTTCTTCGTCATCTGATGAATCGGATTCCTCATCTGCCCAACTTAGCATGGTAGTTTTTTTTATTATATTGGGAAACTCTATTTTTTTTGCAGGCACTGGAATTGTAGCTGGAACTGTAGTCTTAGGAAGAGGAACAGGAGCAAGTTTAATAACCTTTGGCTCTGGAATAGCTGTGGCCAACGCAGCGGCGTAATTGCTAGTTTTATTGTTATTGTTATTGTTTACTGTAATATTCGCATTGACTAGCTCTGGAAACTCCTCAGTCAATTGATTATTGTTTTCATCATCCGAGTCACAATTCAAGCACGTAAACACATTTCTTGGTGCTTGTTTTGGCTTCTCAATAGGTTTTGATGCTTTTTTATCCATTTCATATTGACGATACGACGCTTCCTCTCTTCTATGCATTTTCTCCCTTTCCTTGATGATTGGACAATACTTGACAGTGTGCCCGTTCTTATAGCAGTAGCGACATTCCAGAGCCAAGAGTATGGGACAAGTGACCTTTGAATTAGGGTCACGTGACTCTCGGGTAAAATGCGAACGAAATTCTGCTTCAGATTTTCCGGCATCCTGACATACTTTGCAGTACTTCTGGTCAGAGACGGTATTCTTTTTATTGTTATTGTTATTGCGAGACATTATTTAATACTTAAGGTTGGTTTGTGTTAATAGTTTTTACATACAATTTGTAACCTAAAAAGTATTTCAATTTTTTTTTTAAACTATTGTTTTTTTATTCACTGAAATTTTTTACTGGGTAAAATAAAAAATTGAAATACTTTATTCTTTATTTTTGAAACATAAAATACTATAATAAAAGCAACCTTAAGTTTTATAAAATGACTGACACAATTGATCTTAGATACCTTGTTGAATCTCAACCATCCCTTTGCATTCCCCGTGTTTTCAATAACATTAATGAAATTCGAATTCGTCAAGTGTTTGATGAACTTAAACTCGGTAGCATTAATCACATTGATATTGTTGAGCGCAAAAGTGAAAAGGGCGACTCATTTAAACGTGTGTATGTCCACTTTAATAAGTGGTTTTGGAACGAAGATGCCCAGGCAGCGCGTAGAAAACTTATCTCTGGGAAAGAAATAAAAATTGTTTACGATAACCCTTGGTTTTGGAAAGTGGCTGCTAATAAGTGGGCCCCTGCCAATACAAATAATACGAATAACAAGGAAAAACGAGAAGAAGGGAATAACAGACCTAAACCTCATATTGAATTCGATGACGACGATGTAACGCCTAGACAGAAGCGTGTGAATGAAGCAGATGAACTCAATAATTATATTAAAAAGAGGCCTGAACAAAAGAGACCTGACAGTTATAGAAAACCTACTGATAACTCAAGAGAAGAGCCTGTTGTAATAAAGCAAGAGCATGTTGTAATAAAGCAAGAGCCAGTAGTATACCAATCAACATTTCAACAAATGCCACAACTTCCTCCTCCTAAGAAAATAATTCTTTTGAAGAAGAAGGCTCCAGTTATAAAGGCAGAA